CCCCCTAAGAAGGGAGCTAAATGAGTACACAAGCGTTTCAATATCTAGCCAAGGAGGTTGACAAACTCCGTGGCGATCAAATTTCCTTCCTCGCAGGAGGAGGGGCTAAAGATTTTGCCGAGTATCGGCATGTCTGCGGAGTCATCCGGGGTCTGACTCATGCAGAACAACTTGTCAAAGACCTCGTGCAAAAAATGGAGTATTCCGATGAGTGAGTTTGATGTTTCCGCTGTTGACTTGTCTGGCATTTTGAATGCTAGTAACGAAGACAAGGCTAAGCAGTTGCCCGATCCATCTACCTACTACATGCTGACTGTCGTCCCCGAGGCGATAGAAGAGTATGCAGAAAGTGATGTTGGTATCGTCAAGTCCAGTCAATCTATGTATTACGAAGAAGTGCTGACCCCAGTATTGTTCGTAGTAAAGATGGGACCTGACTGCTACGCAGACGCTACTCGTTTTCCAAACGGGCCTAGCTGCAAGGTTGGTGACTTTGTCATCGTCCGCCCCAATTCAGGCACCCGCTTGAAAATCCACGGTCGTGAGTTTCGCATCATTGCGGATACCTCAGTCGAGGCCGTTGTCCAAGACCCGCGCGGTATTACCCGTGCTGCATAAGGAGTAAATCATGGCATTACCAGAGTTTGAACTACCCGATCCAGATAAGGATACTGCTACTGAAGACGACAAGTTTGAAGTAGAAATCGAAGACGATACCCCCGTAGAAGACCGTCGTCGCAAGCCGATGAAAGAACCGGTCGAAGACCCAACGGAAGACGAACTTGCTTCGTACGACGAGAAAGTACAGGCGCGTATCAAGAAGTTCACCCGTGGTTACCACGATGAACGACGTGCAAAAGAAGAAGCCCTGCGCGAACGCGAAGCGGCGGAAGCCTTTGCTAAACAGGTGTTTGAAGAAAACAAACGTCTTCAACAGCAGCTATCAACTGGTAGTAAAGCATTCATTGAGCAGTCTCAGTCTTCTGCGGAAATTGAACTGGCAGCAGCCAAGAAGAGATACAAAGAAGCGCATGAGATGGGCGATATTGATGCTCTTACTGACGCACAAGCAGAAATTTCTAAAGCTACTTTGAAATTAGACAAAGCCCAAGGGTTGAAGCCTATCGAAGTAGAAGATAAGGAATTTACACCGTCAAAACCAGAAGGTCCGCAAGTCACTCCCCGCACTCAGAAATGGGTTCAAGCCAATAGCGATTGGTGGGGAGTAGATGAAGAAATGACTATGGCAGCGATGGGGCTTGACAAAAAGTTAGCTAAAGAGTATGGTTCAGACTATGTTGGTACTGAAGAGTACTTCAAAACCATCGATAAAACGATGCGCAAAAGATTTCCTGAGCATTTTGAAGATGCTGAGAGCTATGAGGAAGATACGCCGCCTCCAAAGAAAAGAGTATCAGAACCGGTTGATGAGGATGATGAACCCCCACGCCGTGCACAAAAAATCACTACAGTTGTAGGCTCTGCCTCACGTAGTACTCCGCCGAATCGCATTAAGTTAAAAGCATCAGAAGCCGCCATCGCGCGTCGTCTTGGGGTGCCTATTGAAGAATATGCGAAACAGGTAGCACAACTTAAAAGAGGTTAAATATGGAACAGGTAAAAGCTGAAAAGCAGAATCGTTTGGCTCGTGAGTTAGACACAACAGCAACGCGTGCAGAAATGCAACGCCCAACTTCGTGGCAAGCTCCCGAAACATTACCATCGCCTTTTCCACGCGACGGCATCACACACCGCTGGGTAAGAACCAGCATGATGGGACAGCCTGATGTGCAAAACATCTCTGGCAAGTTGAGAGAGGGATATGAACCCTGCAAAGCAGAAGATTATCCCGAAATGATGATGCACGCTTCTACCGAAGGTCGCTTTAAAGGCAACATTGAGGTGGGAGGTTTGGTTCTCTGTAGTATTCCAACGGAGTTTTTGAAGCAACGAGACGCACACTTCTCGAAGATCAATAAAGCAACGATGGAATCTGTAGATAACAATTTCATGAAAGACAGCGATCCACGGATGTCGAAGTTCTCTGAGAAGTCGACAAAAGTATCGTTTGGTTCTGGCACTTAAACTTTTTATAGGAGTCTTAGATGGCTTACCCCATTGTCTCGGCCCCATACGGTCTAAAACCGGTCAATCTGATCGGCGGACAAGTGTTCGCGGGTTCTACTCGCAGCTTGCCCATCCAGTACGGCTACAACACGAACATCTTCTATGGTGATTTTGTTGGTTTGTCTACTGGCACGATCCAGCGTATTACTGTAACAACAGGTGCTTCCACTTCAACTGGTGGCGCAGGTTGCGGTATGGTTGGAATTTTCTTGGGTTGTTCTTACACAAACCCACTAACCAAGCAAAAAACTTTCAGCCAATACTGGCCCGCAGGTACTTTGGCAGGTGACGCAGCAGCTATTGTTACTGATGATCCTGACACCGTATTCAAGGTCACTGCTGTTGCTTCTAGCGGTAGTTCTACTATCACTTCATGGAGCACTGCATTCTTGGGTCAAAACGCTCAAGGTTCAAACTTGGCTGGTTCAACCACTACTGGCAACTCTTCCAACGCAGGCATTGCAAGTACCTCTGTTAGCGCAAGCAACACTGGCTACCCACTTCGCTTAGTTGGTTTAGTCCCTGACACTTCTAGTTCCACAACTGGAACAAACAGTGGCTCCGCCGTTTCTGGTACAACCATCACCCTAGCATCTGCTATCACTAACTTCCCCGCTGGTTACACATCGTTGCCCGTAGGAACTGAAGTTGGTTATGTTGCTGCTAACGGTCAATACGTTTATTCTGGTTCTTATGTTGCTTCTGCTTATACCAGCGGCACATCTGTGACTATTAACGTAGCACCCGGTGGTTCTATTTCCAGCATTCCCGCATCCGCAACGCTAGTATTTACATGCTACCCAGAAGCCTTGGTGAAAATCAACTTCGGTAACCATGCGTACTACAGCAACGCACCACTGTAAGGAGTAACTTAAATGGCTATTTCACGCGCACAACTATTGAAGGAACTCCTTCCCGGTCTTAATGCTTTGTTCGGTCTTGAGTATGCACGCTACGGCGAAGAGCATAAAGAGATTTATGAAACAGAGACTTCTGAGCGTTCGTTCGAAGAAGAGACCAAACTGTCTGGCTTCTCTGCCGCACCTGTCAAGAATGAAGGCTCTGCCATTCAGTACGACAATGCACAAGAGGCATGGACTACTCGCTATAACCACGAAACCATTGCTTTGGGTTTCTCAATCACTGAAGAAGCGATTGAAGATAACTTGTACGACAGCTTGTCTGCTCGTTACACCAAAGGTTTGGCTCGCGCTATGGCTTACACCAAGCAGATCAAGGCTGCTGCCGTGTTGAACAACGGCTTCTCCTCCCAATACGTTGGCGGCGATGCTGTTCCTCTCTTCAGCACTTCACACCCCTTGGTTAACGGTGGCGTAAACAGCAACACCCCAGCAACCCAAACCGACTTGAACGAGACTTCTTTGGAAGCCGCCGTTATTCAAATCGCCGCTTGGACTGATGAGCGTGGACTGTTGATCGCTGCTAAACCTAAGAAGTTGATCATCCCACCAGCACTGCAATTCGTTGCTACTCGTTTGTTAGAAACCAGCCTCCGCGTTGGAACTAACAACAACGATATCAACGCGATCAAGAATAATGGCGCAATCCCAGAGGGTTACACCATTAACCACTACTTGACCGACACCAGCGCTTGGTTCTTGACAACTGACGTACCTAACGGTTTGAAGCACTTTGTTCGTACACCGCTGCAAAACAGCATGGACGGCGACTTCGATACCGGTAACGTGCGTTACAAGGCTCGTGAGCGTTACAGCTTCGGCTGGTCTGATCCTTTGGGCGTATTTGGCTCATCTGGTTCATACTAAAAAGAAAGGGGGTCACAAGCCCCCTTTTTTCTTGACACCATAGAAATATGGTGTATATTCCAAACATCTGGGTGATTCGTCATACCACCACTGCCCCAGCAGACGATGCAACGATCGGTATGATACTTTTGCATAAGGACTTTTGTCATGGCACGTTCCACATTTGAAGGCCCAATTCTCTCGGGCACACAGCGTTTCGGTAATTTCCGCAACGTAGGCTACGCAGTTTTAGCGCAATCTGCGACTTTAAACATCGCTAACACCACACCAAATACTGCTGGTTACGGCGGTTCTTCTGGTATTTTTGTTGATTCAAACGGTATTCCAAACGGTCAACAAATTGTTTACACACCCAATTCCGCTTCCACTACACTGACTGCAACCAGCATCCCTGCTGACGCTGCTACTGTGTATCGTGGTTTTGTTGCTTACCTCCCTGCAGGTAGCCGCATTAACGACATCTTTGTCGATATCGGTGTTGTAACAACTTTCACTAGCGGTACTTTGACTTCAGTCCAAGTTCTTGTTAGCAATGACTACACAGCCGCTGCTGGTACTGCAACGTATGCACAAACTGCTGTTTTGACCTCCCCTGCTGTGGGTCGTCAGTCATTTGCAGCATTTAGCGCTACTCAGTTGGCTAACCAACAATCCACTTCTACTGACATCGTTCAGTTAAATGGCGAACCAAACTTGTCACAAGTTGTGTTCACAGTTGCGTCTATCAACGGAACTAACGTAGCAATCACAGGTGGTACTTACTACTTCACAATTCGCTACACACAGCCTGATGGCAACATCGGTACAACTACAACTTACCCATACGGTAACTTTGATTGATGGTAGGGGCTTCGGCCCCTCTCTTTAACTTATTTAAAGGAAATCAATCATGATGCAAACCGACGTTAAATCATCGCACCTTAGCGTAGCGGGCACATTGTTTAATGGTCCAACGCGTCTAAAGGGTTTGATTATTTGCCCCGCCGCAACTACAGCGGCTACTGTTCAATTCAAAGATGGTGGTTCGAGTGGAAGAGTTTTGTTGGAGATCGACATCGCCAGCAATTCAAATCCAAACACGTACACCTTTGACATTCCCGGTGAAGGTATCAAGTTTGATACATCGTTGTATCTAGCGTTGAGCGCCTCCGTGACCGGAGTAACGGCGTTTTATGGCTAGTCCCGCATGGCAACGCAAGGAAGGCAAGAACCCCAACGGCGGGCTGAACGCCAAGGGGCGAGCATCTGCGAAACGCGAAGGGCACAACTTGAAACCGCCTCAACCAGAGGGCGGCTCAAGGCGCGACTCTTTCTGCGCAAGGATGAGTGGCATGAAGAAAAAATTGACATCCGCAAAAACAGCGAACGACCCGAACTCTAGGATTAACAAGAGTCTTAGAGCGTGGAACTGCGCTGATGGCGGGTATGTGAAAGCAGCCGACGGTGTAGCCCAGAAGGGCAAGACCAAAGGAAGGATGTGCTGATATGGGACGGCTTAATAGAGCGGCACCAGAAGACGCAATAGTTCGTTTTGACTCTGCTGGGCAGACAAACGCTAGAGACCTTACACCTAACCTGCGTGAAGACGTAGCAAGGGGCGCTAAGCAAGATGTGGAGCGCATCAAAAAAGGTATGGATACTTCTGAGACTCGGACACAAAACCGAGCTCAGGTACAGAATGCTGCTGGCAGGGCTATAACTCGTATGGCAAGCCGTGCTGGTTTAGCCGGTGCCGCGTTAGAAGGCGGATACGAAGTTGGTCGTGCGATTGACGAGAAGACCGGACTTGGTAAAAAGATTGTTGATAAGACTGGACTTGGGGACTTAGCTGAGCGTGCGGTAAATAGCCGCGACAAGGTTGAGTTATCCAAAGAGTCTAAGGAACGTATTGCTAAAAGCGAGCCTGTAGAGGCAACCTTTCGCAAATCAAAAGACACAGAAAAAGAGCCGCCAGAAATGGCGACGCACTACAAACCTGATAGCTTCAAATCAGGTGGTATGGCTTCTAAACGGGCAGATGGTATAGCCCAACGGGGTAAAACCAAAGGAAGGATGTGCTGATAATGTCTGACATCGAGTTAACAGATCGCGAAAGACTAATTGCTAAAGAAGCGGCAAAGCTTGCCCTTGAAGAGTTGTCTTCAGAGTTCTACAAAAAAGTTGGTAAGACTGTTGTAGAGAAAGTTTTGATTTGGGTGGGTATGTTGTTTGTCGGCTTTGTGGTCGGCAAAGGTTGGATCGTTAAGGTTTAACATGCCAAGCACCAGCAAGAAACAGCACAATTTCATGGAAGCGGTGGCTAACAGCCCAGCGTTCGCCAAGAAAGTAGGAGTACCCCAATCTGTTGGCAAGGATTTTGAGTCAGCAGATAAAGGTAAAAAATTTGGTTCTGGTGGTTCCCAAACTAGAGCTGATCGTCAAGCAATCAACCAGCCAAAGACCGATCATGGCGCTGAGGCACTTTTTAAAAGAGGTGGAGTTATGAAAATGAAAGAAACCGAAGGCCCACGCACTATGTCAAAAGACGTAGAAAAAGGCTCAAACAAAAAAATTGCATTTGGTCAATCTGCTGTGCAAAAGCGCGGCTTAACTAAGGGTAAAAACTTAGGTGACTCTGGCCCTACAGTGCCAATCCAAGGCATGAAAAAAGGCGGCAAGTCTATGAAGAAGATGGCTGCTGGTGGGTTTACCCGCGCGGCAGACGGTGTAGCTTCTAAAGGCAAAACCAAAGCTATGCAAGTTTCCATGTCTGGTAACAAAGGCATGAAAAAAGGCGGTACGGCTAAAAAATATTGCTAAGGAGCAATCACATGGCACGTAAAGATTTAGCAGGATTAGCAGCGCTCGGCGCGTTGGGTATGATGTTGTCCAAACGTAAGGGCGCAGACCGCGATACCGACACCGGTGTGGACGTTATGCCTTCTTATGCGGCAAAAAAAGAGCTAAAAGAAGTACCGTTTAAAGGTATGCCAGTAAGTAGCAGCGATGCGTTACCCGCGTACCTTGCTAAACAGGCTAATAGAATCGGCGGTGGAAAATCAGAGATTACAGATGTTTACGCGGAAGATAACTCCCCAAATTTCAAAAAGAACGAGTTTGGTGAGGTTTATGGAGCCGTGCCAGAAGGTCGTTTAAAGGCGTACCAAGATAGACAGGACTTAATTAACAGAAATGTTAATAATCCCGGATATTCTGCGGGCATGAAAAAAGGCGGCGCAGTCAAGAAGATGGCTTCTGGCGGCATGGCTTCTTCTGCTTCTAAACGCGCTGACGGTATTGCCCAAAAAGGTAAGACCCGTGGAAAGATGTGCTAATCATGGCGGACATCAAATACCCCGACTACACCCCAGTGGACGAGCCTGTTCGTACAGGCACTAAGCCTCAAGAACCCGGCAGTGCAATTAAGGTTGAAAAAGAACCTAAGCCTGTGCCAGCACCGAAGACGGTAAAAAAAGCTGCTGGCGGTTCAGCTTCTTCTCGTGCAGATGGTTGCGCCCAACGTGGCAAGACCAAAGGAACCATCGTCATGTGCGGTGGTGGGATGTACAAGTAATGATGGCAAGTCGCGGTATGGGCGCTATACGCCCTTCCAAGATGCCCAAAGGGACTAGAAAGGCCCGAAGGGATAACACCGACTTTACTGAATACGCGGAAGGTGGGCATGTAAATGCCGCTGGCAATTACACAAAACCCGAATTGCGTAAGCGGATCGTGGCGCAAGTAAAAGCCGCAGCGACTCAGGGCACAGGTGCAGGACAATGGTCAGCACGTAAGGCACAATTAGTCGCTAAGAAGTACAAGGCAGCAGGTGGAGGCTACAGAGATTGAAAGCGCCACAGCAGTCCTTGAAAAACTGGGGTGACCAAAAATGGAGAACCAAAAGTGGAAAACCGTCTAGTAAAACAGGTGAGCGATACCTTCCAGAAGCTGCGATCAAAAGTCTCAGCCCTGC